CAAATTCAAAATCAGAATTAAATTCATACATCATAGGTGTCTGAAATGTTGTTTTCTCAGAATTGATTATAGCAACCTCCTCTCCTACTGCTACTTTAATTAACTGGAAGAAGTATGCCATCCATTTCTGTACAATAGATTCAGATGCAGTTCTTGCTGATAATGAGATTATCATACAACTATCATCAGAACTAGCCATAGTAGTTATCAACGGGGTAGTTCCTCTAAGTGCTTCTCTGATGTTATCATTTGGATTCCCACTTGATCTATAATTTGGGTGATATAATGCTTTATAGTAATCCATGCACATAATGGTTACTGATCTGTTTATGAGGATGTGAAATAGGGAAGAAGTGTAATGTAGTATTCCTTGCATCATTCCTGTCTTAGTTTGAATATAAGGAGACCCTGGCTTCAGCCAATTGACATTTTCATCATAACCTCGATAACCATTATACATCCTCTGCAATGGCTCATCAAAAAAAGATAAATCATGTTCCTTATCAAACAATGATAATAGCTCTGGATGTATCAGGATTTTTTTATTTTTCCATAATGATAGTATATAACTAATTGATTTATGCAAGTAGGTTGGGGTTAGCCTATACAACATTATAGCAAATTTATGTGAATAATGATTCTGACTCCATTTTGATGCATCAGCTGAGCAGCAGTATGTTATTCCACCTTTCCTAAACACTTCTTTGGCTCTTCGCTTATGCTGATCAGGGATAACTACTTTGTTGCTTGGATGAGTCATGGTTTCTTCTTCATAATAATAACATATGACTCTGGATATCTTTTCAATAAAATGCTGCATGATCCTGGATTTGATATCTAACACATAAATTTCTCTCAAACCAGCATGTTGATTCTTCTGGAATATATCAATGTGAAGGCACCTATTGTTCATTGAGTCATTTAGGCAGAACTCCAAAACTTCCAAGTAATTAGAGGACCCCACTTCATCAACTAAACTCCGAATAGCTTCCACAACTTTGACCCGATGGTAATCCTTTGAGACATTCATCCTTTGATAATACTTTTCAGAGAAATTAGAGGAAGCCTTTAATGTTAAGAAGTCCTCTTCCAAAGAGATATTTGTGAAAGCTCTTGCCAAATCTCCCTCAATCATTTGTAGAAATTCACCTGAGTGCTTTCTATTCATATCCACTATTGATTGTTCACAGGCCATTTTCACTAAACTTATATTGTATTCATGTCGAGTCCCAGAGAATAACTCCTTATTGACAACACCAATCCTCTGTTCCACATCTTCAGTGAGCATATCCTCTATTTCAATTATTTTGAGATATAGTTTACCTAGAGTGTTATTTTCAGGGTGCTCATCCTTATTTTTTAGATAACCGATATAGAATAAGTTAATCACATGTTGAGGGTCAACAATGGGAGACTGAGTATATGGATTATGGAAACCTTGCCAGGTGGGAACATGACTAGTTTGTGTAACAATATCACTAACCTCATCTATTGAGACTGTAACAGGAGTGGCTGTAAGATTGATTGTGTACTCCTTATGCTTTCGATATAACCATAGTGTGAATCTTGATTTGTAATGCTTATTTGCCCTCTGAACCATTTTACATGGATTAGCAATTCTTGGCCACTTTGTCATTGACTCCATCACAATATATCTAGTTCTTGTAATTTCTTCTTCAACTTCTGCCTTGTCTATCATGGAAACCAATAAAGAGATAAGAAGCATTTTAGTGCTTTCTAGCCTCTGATCTTTAATTGTGGAATCTGGGATTTCTTTAGACAACCATCTAGAGAAGGGCTCAATCTTGTAAGTTTCATCCCAGAAACTCTGCAAGCCAAACAACCTAGATTCAACCATACATAAATTATTCAATTTTGAGATGTTAAATGAAACAAATTCAGTCAACCAGCAGTCATCAAGTCTAAGGTAGTGTTTAAATACAGTCTTAGCATCTGGAAAGTATGTTCCATCTGTGGTAGAACCAAGCAATCTGACAAAAACATGACTTGTACTCTTAGTTGGTTTTATCAGTAACCATACATTAAAATCTTTGAGTTTTTTTAGTACATACTCATGATCTCTACAATTCTGTTTCAAGCTGATGCATAACTCGGTAGCAATATCAGAAATGAATTTAGAATAAATGTACATGGGTGTCTGGACAAACTTGTTTAGGGATTTAATATATTTTATAGTCAAAATGGACTCACCATGTAATTTCATTGATTGATTAATGAGTCTAGTTGTCAACCTATTTGTATCATTGGATGACATTGAGGGTTCCAAGAGATGTTTCATTAAATCACCATCTTGTAGTAGCTCATCCAAATCGCTTGTACTAGTATTTATTACATCAAAAAATCTGCCCTTTTGATCCCTATGCTCTCTCACCTCATCCATTTTATAAAGTTTCTTCCCATTAATACCAACTTTAGCTAACTCAACCTCATTATCTTTACCTGGATCTAACTCCACTCTTTGATTAATTTTTTTATATAGTTTACTCCATCCTTCCTTCTCATCCAGGAGATCAGACAACTCCGAATCTAATAAATCAGCTAAGTCTTCTGCATTATCACTCTCATTAATGTTTAAAATTCTATCAATCAGTGATGGCTGATGAGGAATATCAGGAATTGAGTTTTGATGATTACTGGACCAATTAATTGCTTCAGCCCATATGCTAGACATTAGGGACATTCCATTGTGTAGCTTGAACCTATTTAGAGACTCCAGATTTAAATCTCTATCTGCATTCACTATCTG